TTCGAGGATGAGGTAGAGTAAAACGCCCGAGGGACCTTTGGTATCCAAATTTTGAAATATCTTATTACGAAGAACATTACGAAATCCCTGAAATATTTTCAAACCATATAAATGGTGTTATGATTATGTTATGCCAAGACATTTTTATAGAATGAATTTTCCAAAAGCAGCAAATAATGATGATATTGGTTTACATAATGCCTTTGTTGCTTTTACTAAGGCTATTGGATTAGGTAAGTATTTTTCTTTTACCCCGCCGAATTTTGACAGGGCCGAATGGCGGGCGCAGCATCAGGCGGGGAATAAAAAAGATTACGATCATAACACAAATACCCCTAATAGTAAACAATAAACCATATTCCTTGGTTTTAAAACTTTTTCAAACCTTTTAAATCTTTTTTGGATTTATTTAAAACTTATTACGATATTTCGATAAAAATCCCTGAAACATTATGGGCATATTCATGCATATATCCAATTTGACAAACCATTTTATTGCATGTATAATGCCCAACAATATATGGTTTGACAATATTGGGCATATATGGTATATGAGGATATAAGGTTTGAAGGTTTATGGTTTTTACGGCGCCCCCTTCGAAAACGCTCCATACTCCACTATCCTCCACTTTACTCCACTTTAACCCCATATAGAAATATAATCAGTAAGATTTTTCTGTGGATAAACCTGTGGATATTTATAAAAATCGGGGTATAAAAAGATTACGAAACACCCTTTATAGCCTTATTGACCATAGCCATTAATCTCTTTTTGGATATCTTCTTGGCATTAAATGTCTCCGTATATCCCCCATATGGCATATTGCTCTTATCTAGAAAATGTCCATATTTGTCCCTTAGTGTTTGTACTACTATAGATTCTACTCTTCTGGCTCCCCGCCGATTTTGAAAATACCAATATGCTACTAATTCCCATCCTTTGGTCCTATGGGCTTTAAACCTTTTCCCAGAAATATCTCCTATTCCTACCTTTATAGCATTATATTGGGGGTGATATATTATATATAGGATGGTAGGGTCCATGGCTTTATTATACCCTCGCAAATACCCCGTATAATGTACATCATGCTATCTCGTGAATCTAAGGTTGATATTATTTCTGATATTATCTATGACTATTTAAAAGGCAAGCATAAGGACAGAATCGCCAAAGAGTTGGCAGAACAGATATTAAAAGAGTTAAATGAATATGACGAATAAATTAGAAATTAAGATTCTCTGCCATAATTGTGGCGTAACATTTTATGCAGTATCAGGAAAATCTAATATTCTAGAATGCCCTATGTGTTATAATAAATAATATGGACAAATGCTATTATTGTGATGCAAAGGCAGAATTTACACAGCCAGAGAAAGACACTGGCAAGATCATTGATGTCTGCCCAAAGCATTTCACATGGATGCATGCAGGATAGGAGATTTTTGTGGCTATAAATACTAAAGAGTGGTCTAAAGAAGTTAAGGTTAAGTTGCTTCTTTCAGTAGCCATTATTGTTGCAGCAGCCGTATTTTTTGCACTTATCTAATACTAACCAGTAACATTAAATGGTTGTAAAATATCCTACTGTGCATTTACACACTTCATTCGTATCTGTCATAGAGGTTGTAATAGACGATAATTCATATACCCGCACTTTGTGCGCTAGATGTGGATATGAGTCTCTACAGCCGTCCTGACTGCAACGGCAGATATTAAGAATATTAAACTATATTGACCGTGTAGGTCATAGGGTGTTAAACATTTCTATTTTGCGCCGAACTTTAAACCTGATATAATTAATACAAATGAATATATTGCCCGTAGGAATTGAAGAATTACGCAATACTAAATATGACATTATTGTAGCGACATACCCAAGATCTGGAGCCAATTTTTTAGTTAACCATATTGAAAAAAATATCGACATAAACTTTTGTTATACACATAAAACCCCAATTAATAAAAAAAATAATATAATAACAGTTGCAAGAGATCCAAAAGAAAGCATAACGTCTTGGGTTGCTATGGGCTTATATTTTGATTATATTGAAGATAAATATAAAGATGACAATATAAGACTGTATATTGAAGGGGCAATAAGAAAATACGATCTTTTTTACAATTACGCCTATAACTCTGCCAATTTAGTTTTGGACTTTAAAGAATTAATAGCAAATCCACATGAAGGTATTTTAAAAATATGCACCAAATTTAACTTTAATATCATTGAAAAATTAGTTTCTTCGGAAGTTACAGATGATATAGAAAATGGAAGAATTAGCAGCAGCAAGGATACGCTATTTTATGGGGTTGTATTAAAAGAGTTAGAGTCTTATGATTTACAGCCATCTTATCAAAAATATAATATGCTTTTGACAAAGTTGTATAAATAATATATACTATATATATGTCAAACAGAATTGTTATATGTGATAATTGTGACAAAGAAATAGAGTTACGATGGGGTATATTTGCACATGATACACTTAATAGGCATATGAAGGAGCATAAGTGAAGGAGTACTTAGATGATTATGATATTGATTTTGACATTCCCCGCAGTGTTAAAAGGCAAATAGAAAAAGATTATATTCAGAGAACATATTATTGGACTGTAGGTCTTGGCTGTTTAATCATAGGGTTTTTATTGGGAGTATTAGTATGAGTAGAAAGTCTATTGAGTTTGCAGAATTAGAAAAACCAGTTGTGGTTACACTTAAAACTAAATGCCCTGAAAAATATATGCTTATAGATAGGCAAACAGGAGATGTTTATATTGCAAAAGAAACAGGGGAATGGGAGTTAGTTCGTGGTGGACCAAATAGAAACTAGTATTAAGATTGATAAAGCCCGTCCACCATTACGGTGGTTTGCTAATATGTGTGGAGAAATTGCAGGATGGTCAATTATGCGTATCTCATATCAGGATGAATTAGAAAATTTTGGATGGCGGTATAAATTACATTCGTTTATATGGAAGATCACATGGCCAGTATATTATAAGTTTGGTTCATTCTATGAGTGGAGTTTTGATATGAGTGGAGATGGATGGAATGATTATGACGAAGATGGAATTCCATATTGGGAAAAGTGGACAGACTGGGATTTTCAAGATGAATGGACAGGCGATGCATTTAGGATAATTAATAAATGAATAAAAAAAGAAAACTTTTGGACGGATCAGAGGTAAATGATTATGATCATCCAATAGATCTAATCATACACACCAGAGCACCTGGAAAATGGAAATTGGTTGATTTAGAAACAGGACAAGAATATATAGGTTCTGAGATTGCTCATCCTACATTTGCAGAAATTCTAAGAGATAAGGTAATGAACTGCAAAATAGGGTCATGGATAAAAACTAAATACAGGGTATAATACGACTATGTCTATAGAATTTCATTGGATGCAAAGAATTCATTGGCCAAATACTTCAGAGGGCTTAACGATAATGGCTAAAACACTAGAAGATGTGGGAGTATCTTCAGTGCTTTTGCCTTATGGGCCTGAAGGGCAAGATTTTTTATTACATATGCCCGATGTTTTTAGGTCAACTAACAAAATTAGAATGATGCTTGCAGTAGGCGCATATGCAGTCACTCCAGAATATTTAGCAAAGTCTTTTCATTCTGCTCAACAATATGGCAAAAATAGATTAGACCTAAACCTAGTTGCTGGTAGATATAGCGAAGAATTTCAACAAATGGCCATGGAATATTATCCAAGAGATCCTTCAGAGATAGACAGTCATGAAAAAAGAGTAAAGATGACTAGGGGCTGGATGGAAAAATTTTATTTTATAATGAATAAAAGAAAAGGAAGCGTTGATGCATTTAATACAAGATTAGCAGTAGTTGGATCTTCTGATTTAACAATAAATATTGCAAATATTTATACAGACTATATAATCATAACCGATTGGATATTTAGAGATAAAATTACAACTTCGACTCCAATATTAGTAATAGATCCTCTAATTCTAAATCCTGGTCAAGATCCTTCTGAAATAAAGTATCATAACTATCAATTTAAAAAGGACCCCCATCATCCAATAAGTGGAACTTTTGAAGAAGTAATAAGGCAAATAAAAGATATATCAACTCAGTACAATATAAATGAATTTATGATACATACTGATCAAGAAAATATTGATAACCTATTAAAGTTAGTAAAATATATGACAGAAAATAATAACATATTAGATTAGTGGCTATTAAATGAAAGATATATCTTTTTTCCCAATAAGTAAAATTGCAGAAGAAAACGTAATACCTCCACAGTCAGCAAAAAAATATATTCCTGATTGGTATAAAGACATTAAGAATAATTCAGAATCTTTATCACAGTTAAAAAAGTGTGTTCCTTTTATTGATGGATTATCTCATGGATATATACAGGAAACATGGTCTGATATTATTATAGAAAGAGATGATGGTGGTTTGCCTATTGTAATAGATAACTCAAATCCAAAAATGATAAAGCGTAGGCCAGAAGTTTCTCCAAAAATTTATAACACTTTTTATGATATAGAGTTTGTTTGGCAATTACAATGGAAACCAATATTGCCAGATGGTTGGAGTATTATGCTAACACATCCAATAAATAGAATTGATCTCCCATTTACTACATTAACTGGTATTATTGATGCTGATATCTATAATCATGGAACTACCGCAAACTTTCCATTTTATTTACATAATAATTTTGAAGGGGTAATACCAAAAGGGACTCCAATTTATCAATTAATACCAATAAAAAGATCTGATTGGAATTCTAATATTAAAACATATAGTCAAGAAGAAATGGACAAAAGAGAAAAAGAAGTTAAGGGACATTTCCCTGGAGCCTATAGAAAATTATTTTGGCAAAAGAAAAAATTCAACTAACTTGACATATATAGCATCTAGGCTATATACTTAATTACATAATAGGGAGCAGTAGCCAAGTTGGTCAAGGCCCCGAACTCATAATTCGGCTATCGTAGGTTCAAGTCCTACCTGCTCTACTTTGCCCTTGTAGCCCAGTGGTAGAGGCACACGACTTAAAATCGTGCAAGCGTTGGTTCGAACCCAACCAGGGGTACTATTTTTCTAACGGACTTTTTTGTTTAAGTTCTTCTTTAAAAATACTATTAAATAATGTTTCAAAAGAATTATCATTGCTTGATAAAAACATAGTATTTTTATTTAAAAAATCAAAAGATTTTGCCCATTTCCTGTCTTGATGTACCTTTATATCTTCCATTTTTGTACCGCCAACATTATATATATTCCCATACATTGTCCTAACGGAGTAGGCTGGATAAATTACTTTGCTTAATTTTTCTTTATTAACCTTTATTGGAACATGGATTGCATAATCAAGGGGATCTTTGATATCTAGCGATATTAATTTTTTATATGTATCCGATAACATCTTAGTGTATGGAGACTTTGGCGCATGAGTTTGAAAGTTATTAACTTTATTTATTAATTTACCCCCATGAAAATATGGTATATCTTCCATAGGCTGCATGATAAAAAAATCATCATTCATCAATATAAAATCATTTGGAATTTCTTGAGATGTTGTCATTTTTTTCATATTATTTCTTACATTTTTATGTTTAGTCTGATGCTGATTTATCCTTATATAATTACCAATATACCAACTTGGTCTTCCACCTACTACCCAAATCTGAGGAGATTCGATATTTTTATATAAAGATCTAATGGAGTACCTTAACTCTTCATTTTCACCATTTCTGCATGTATATACAAAATTCATTTGTTTTATTATAGCAGATGATATAATAGAATTATGAAACTTGGAGAATACGTAATAATACAAAACCACGATACCTATAATGGCGCAGCAGGCGAAATTATTAAAATAGAAGAGGATAAATTCAGTGTGAGTCTTTTAAGAGAGCCAATTCTGGTAGTCTTAACAAAAGATCAAATGAAATGGAAAAAGAAGTGCGTTTGTGGTCATTCTGGACGAGCACCATTTTGTGACGGTACTCACTCAAGATTGCATTAATCTCTTTTAATATATATATCTGCATATCCCCTATGCCCCAATTGATATGCATATACATACCATTCTGGATTGTTAAATAAGAACATGTTTGTAGCCTCTACTACCTCATATTCCATTTTATCAATTGGGCTAAAATATGTATAGTCATTGATTCCTATTACACCATTTGTATCAAGCATCTTGGAAGCCATCTCTAATTCATATAATACCCCGTTAAAATCAGTAGAAGCATCTAGATATATATAGTCATATTTATTATCAGACAACTGAGACAATACTTTAGTGCTATGCCCCTTTATTGTTTTTACACTTTGTCCAGCAAACTTATTTAATATATATTGCTCATGCGTTTCTGCAGTATAATGCCCATATATCGGATCTCCCATACTATATATATCAAGTAAATGCATCAGTTGTGGCTTTTTATAGTCTACTATATGTTGAGAATAATGACCATCACCAACGCCTATTTCTAGGTACCTTGGATTTTCTGGCACAACAAAGTGTATTGCAGAAAATCTATCTCCAAATAATTTAGCATTTTCTAGTTTATAATTTTCAATATGCTTAAATCGCTGTATATCATCATTCATATATTAATTTTACCATATGATATAATTTAAAAATGGCAAAACTTAGTGATGACCAAATTAGTGATATAAAAAATATAATTCATGAGGGTATTAGAGGAATAAAAATTCATAAAATCGATCAATCAAACATGATATTAGACATTGATTATGACAATATTATAAGTAGAATATGCGAGGTAATTGATGAATAATGTAATATTAAAAAATATTTTCACTGAAGAACAAATCAATTCACTATATGCCATTTTAAAAGAAAAAGAAAATGATATAAAAATAGACGAACCACAATTGGGTAGAACTAGATATGACATTGACAAGAATTTATTAGACCCTTCAATAGTAAAAAGAATAAATGAGTTAGCACAAAATTTTAATAAAAATCTTAGATTTGGCGGATGCTATTATTCAGAATATAGTTTGAAGTATGGAAAGCCAGAACTGTCTATTCATACTGATCAAACAGTTGCAGTTTTTACAATAGACTATCAGTTAGATGCAAACATAGATTGGGAAGTTTATGTTGAGGGTATATCCTTTTTATTAAAAAATAATGAGGCTGTAACAATAAATGTAAATTCTCAGGCGCACTGGAGACCACAAAGAATTTTTTCTGATGCAGAATATGTTAAAATGATTTACTTTCATTTTTTAGATAGAACTAAGCCGAAACCAAAAATATTAACGAGGGAAGAAATGAAAGATATGCAAGAAAAGTATTATCATTTATGGAGAAAAAAATGAAGCGAAAGCCAGCACTTGGTGACGTTAGTTTTCAGTTATTTAAAGATTTTTTATCATATGCAGTACTAGATGATAAGCATGAAGGATATCTACAATATTTAAATAAATCAAATTATTATTCCAAAGATGGGTATCATTTTTTTGATAAAAGTTATGCAGAGGTTAAATCAAATAAGGTTTTTGATGACCCAGTTGAGTATAAACTAAACAATTTTGCTTTTAGATCGGATCAATTTAAAAAAGAACATGATGGAACACATGTTATTTTTTCTGGTTGTTCAGAAACATTTGGAGAGGGTGGGCCAATAGAAGAAAATTGGAGTTATAGAGTTTATAGTAAACTTTTAGAAAATAACAACCTAAGCGGATACTTTAACTTAGCAAGGCCTGGTGCAACCTGGGAAGATATTATGTTAAACATTAATAAATATATAAACGAATATTCTAAGCCAGATATTATAATAATGCTTTTGCCAAATATGCCCAGAAATTATAGTTATTATGAAGACGAAGGAATATGGAAAGTAAACTTTGACTGGATTGCTAATCGTAAGGATAAAGAATATTTTAATATATACTCATCTTTATTTGTTACAAAAATGGTTTCTTTAAATAATTTTATTCTTTTCTGTAATTCTATTGGAATAAAGATTGTTTGGAGCACATGGTCTATTCCTGAAAATGAAGATATAGTTAGAACAGATCTATTTCAAAAGTCTTTTCTAAAATTATATAAAATTGAGTTTAATGATAACATAGAATATGATGCAGATAAATATGATGTTTTTAGAAGAGACAAGATTCACAGGGGAAATTTTTTTCATAAATATATTGCAGATGAATTTTTAAAGTATTTATCAAATAACAACATACTCAATGGTCCAAAAAATTTATACGATCCTCCCGTGCGTCCAATATTAGATGGTGATTTTTCGAGGTCTTTATGATAAAAAAGATAATTAGATGGTACAAAATAAAAAAAATTAATAAACAATTAAAGAAAAAATCTAAATATATTTATTAATTTTTCTTTTTATTATATTCTCCATACTTACCAAGCACTGCTTTAACTGTTCCATCTTTTCTTAGGCGAACAACCATTCCGTCTTTAATTTGAATTGGGTTAAATTTTCTATGAGTTTTATATTGTCCAGATGACATTTTACCAACCCTTAAGTCTTTTTACTTTCGAAACTGCCCTACCAAAATTTTCAAATAAAGTCTTTTCAACTGGAACACAGTTAGGGACCATTTTGCCATCTTGTTCTTTCATCCCACGCTGTACATATCCTTCCCAGCATGGAGATTTCTTTTTTAATTCATCAGGACAACAACCTTCTGATTTAGGATACATCATTTCATCAGACATTGCAGTTTCCATTTCCTGTAATTTTGGTTCTTGTGGAAGTGGATCAATTGGCATCATCATAGACATCATGCATGCAGAATATTCTCTTGTTGCTTCCCAGAATCCGTTTTCTTCTTGTTCAAATAATTGAATCAATACCGCAGGATTTTCTGCAGTTGCCTCAAGAGTATATTCTCCTCCAGGAATTCCAAGCATACCTTCACGCATAACATGAACTACTTGTCCAATATGAAACTCATCTCCGCCATGTGCGGTTACTGCGAAGTCGCCTTCTTTAAGGTCTGGCATAGCCTTGCCTATATTGCCCTCAGAACGGTTTATAGCGTAGATCTGGGCTGCTGCTTTAGCACGAGTCTTATGGCAGCCCATAACCTCTCCTGTGCTGTCTTTAACGGCAGGGTATCCAGAACAGCCGTGAGATCCCTTGGCTCCTACGTGATAAGGCATAGAATTATTATATCACGCTGTTTGCTCTATAAATCTATTATGAGTTCTTATCCTGTGACAATTGGCACATACAACCTCACATTTTTCTATCTCTTTTTTTATTGATTTCCAAGAAAAACCATCATGAATCATTCTGGATACATTATATTTTTTATCTTTAATATGATCAAAGTCTAATACTATTGGATTATTTTCTCCGCAGTCTACACATCCACTAGACTGTTTGATTTCTGTCAGCCTTTGTTTATAAGCCTGCTTTTGCCTATGAAGTTCTTTGTCTGTCATAGATAGGATTATTATACTGGAAATTATAAATCCCCCGCAGGAAATCAAGCACGAAGGCCGAATATAAAAGGAAGGTAACTATCCATCCCAAGGTCCTGCAGGGGACCTGACTATATCATATCAGTTTATTTTATTTTGATTGTTTTTGGTTTCTTTTCTTCTGGGATGTTTCTTTCCACAATGACGCTAAGAATACCGTCTGCCATTTCAGCACGATCAACCTCCATATACTCTCCTAGAGCAAAGGTGCGTGTGAACTTGCGAGTTGCGATACCCTTATGTAAGACATTTTCTGTCTCGTCTTCGGTTTTTTCACCCTTGATAATTAGACTTCCATTATCCACAGAAACCTCAACTTCGTCCTTGCTGAATCCAGCAATAGCCAAAGATAATTTGTAAGTGTCCTCATCAAGTTTTACCACATCATACGGTGGATATGATTGACGAGTTGCCTCACGATGGATATTTGAAAGACGGTCCAACTCACGGTTGAAACCAATAAAAAATGGATCCTTAAATAGATCCAATGCAAATGAACTTACCATTATTTCCTCCTTGTTAAGCGAGTTCAAAATATACCCCCCTTTGGGCAGGTATAAATTAATTATATCATATTTTAGTATCTATGTATACCGTCAACTACTATAGTTGTATATTTTTCATAATATAGTTTAGGATCAAACTTTTCTATAAGTTGTCCAATAGTTGTTTTTTCAATTCTTTCATCCATTAAACTTACATTTTGACACATAGCAATTATAGTATTTTTGCCATAGTATTTTTCCATTAACTTTAATCCATCAAGCATTTCAGGATCATGTATCTGAAAAATTAACACATTCTTTGAATCTTTATATTGTGATATTATTTTTTCTAATCCATCTACATCTAAGTCTACTAATGGCTGAAAAGTAAAGGCTCTATGGCTTTCCATGTTGGGCCATATTCCAGAAGATATAAGAGATGCTGTTACTGAATCTACCCCAGGTAAAATTACTACATCAACGTAATTTTCTTTTAGGAATTGTATTAGATCTCCTCCAGGATCTTCGATGCCGACAGAACCTCTCTCTGGAAGATAAATCATTAGATTATCCTCTTTTATTAATTTCAAAATTTCCTCGTGAATTCCATTTTTAATTTCTCCATGATTTTGAAATTCTGAATTTCTATTGCCCTCTGAGTCTCCAACGTGGTCAACGCAATATCCTATATATTTAGCGTTAGTTTCCCATTTCCCATTTTTTGCTGTTTGTTTAACAACATGCTCTAGTTCACAGACAATATAATCTGCTTTTTTAATAACATCTAAAGTTCTCTTTGTTATATCATCAATCCCACCTATTGGGCTTGCTCCTATATAAAATTTTTTCATTGTATAACTTCCTTTCTTGACAATATTTCATTATACAAAGAATAACATATATTAATTGAATCTGAAGAACTAATATAGTTTCTTATTTCATAATATAAATTTGTTCTTTCTCCCGTAGGCATTGGAGGATTTTTAACTACATTTATTGCACTGTTATAATCTAAATCATTAATCTCTACATTAGAAAACAGTAGTATTCTATCTATACACTTTTCTATTTTTTGTTGTGTGTCTTCATAAGTAAATACTTTTATATTTTTTGATCCATTTTTTAAACATTCGTAGTATGATCTATATTGTTCAATTTGATGATTAATTAAATCCTTTAAGTTATTATCAAGTTGTGCCTCTTTAGAAGCCCTGTTGGCATCTACAACTAATTGACCCTTAACCATATTTCCAGTATATCCTTTAGACCACCTAAATGAGTTAGATGAAATAGCATCTACTGGATCTCTAGCAATAGACCCAATTACAATAGGTGAGGAAAATTCTCCCAAAAATAATGCTGGTAAATGTGATTTTGCTATCCAATTATCTTTATAAAAAAATTCTTCTCCATAACTAGATATTTTGTTAAAGCAGGCAAGCCTAATAGCGTCCGTAAAAGTTGATGTTCCTGATCTAGGATAAGAGTTAATTAAAATTTTCATTATAATGAGCCACCACCAAAACTATTTTATTTGCCTCTTGTTGAGGATTATACAGTATGTTATTTGTAAAATAATCTATTCCTTGCTCAACTGTTCCTCTAAAAATGAACTCATCAGGCATTGTTAAATTTATGCATACTGCAATTGGTCTAGATGTTCCAACAATTCCACCTAATTCTTTTAATGAGTCCAAAAGTTGCCAATCTTTTTCAAAATATATTGTCGTATTGTCTCTATGCAATATTTTTTTAAATAAATTTAGCCTTTCATCCTTATCTGTTGGAATATCAGATTCAAAGGTAAATCTCCAAGAATCTATTCCAGATACTGCCAGTGCTGCTATGGGGGCAGAAGGTCCTGGAATTACCGTTATTGGTAAATTTAAATGCCTAACTCTTTGAACTATTTCATATCCTGGATCATGAATTAATGGCATACCTTCACTAGACAGTAAAACAACCTTTTTGCCATTTACTATATTGTCACAAATAAAGGATATTCTCTCTTCTCTATCTTTTAAATCTGGCAAGTAGTTATAAATTGGAGACGAATATTTTATATTTATTCTGTCTAGGTGAGATTGCACAAAGTCTGCATTTTCAGAAACTATTAGATCTGCAAAAAATAATGCTTCTACTGTTCTTTTAGGAATGTCCATTACATTTCCAATGTCCATTCCTACTACTATTAGTTTTCCACTATTTTTCACTGCCATATGAATATATTTCCTTTCCATATGCCTCTTCAAATCTTACCCATGTGGATAACGTATATCTTAGTCCACCTGTAACTTCCTTTACTCCATGCTGGTACCATCTATTTCCAGGCCAAGTAATGTAATCGCCAGCCTCTGGTTTAATTTCAAGGTTATGATCTGGAAAGTAAAGTTCTCCGCCCTCATAATTATCATTAAGGTATATCACTGAAGATAAATGTCCAGACCATTTATTTAAATGATCGGGAACATTCTCTCCTTCTTTTTGAACATATCCAACTATATCAACGTGTGGAAACATAAAGGATCCAGTAGGGTGAATCAGAAATGATGCAATATACTTACCACTCTCCATATCTGGATTCCAAGAGGTATCGTAATCATTTTCTGGGAAATCTTGTTTTCTAATTGGTGACTTATCATTATAAAAATCTGATATATTTGCAAACATTTTTTTGCTATATTTTATATGTAAGTGCCTTAATTCATTTGAGTTTGGTATTGGATAAAAAATATTTCCAGTTTTTTGTGTAGCCTTACTATTACAATATTCTATTAATGCAAGCCTGTCTTCTTCTTCTATAAAGTTTTTAAAAATTCTAATATTATTTATGCCAGTTCCAATTTTTTCTGAAATAGGGTCTAATTTAATTTCCATTTTTACCTCGCATTTATTCCAATATGTGGAGTCATTATGAAATTAGGAGCATCCCATAAAGGATGGTTTTCTGGTAAAACTATTGGATCGGTTTGATCTACTGCAGCATATATACGTTTAGCATATAAATGCTTTGTAAGTTCTTCTTGATCAACAGATGTACCTTTACTAACATTTATCAATAGTGCTCCATCTTTCATTTTTCTTATTCTATCTGCATTAAATATATTTTTTGTTTCTTCTGTTGGCGGAACAATTATTATTATAACATCTAACTTTGGCAACAAGGCATCAAATTTGTCCATTGTAAAACTTTGATTTTTGCCATGTTTGGAAAATGCATAAACTTCACTCAATGTATAAAATCTAGCAATAAACTCTTTTACTTTCATACCAGTCCCACCATTGCCAATAATACCAATTCTTTTTTTGTGTGCTGTTTGATATTGAATATGACTCCATTTTTTATTTTTTTGATTTAAATAAAAGTCTCCAAGGCCACGTAATGACATTATCATTAAACCTATAACTAATTCTGCAACAGTTATAGGAAATGAGGGGTCCCTTCCTATTTGTACCGAATCTTCATTTTGAATGCTGTTAATTAATTCTTCTTTGTGATCAAAAGTTCTTATATTGAGTGATCCAAGCCTAGGATCTTTTAATGGGTCAATAGACTTATATTCTTCTGATATTTCAAAATTATCCATATTATTAAGTATACCACAACCTGTGGTATAATTTAAAAATAAGGAGAAACTATGGACAAAAATAAAATGGAACAAAAAGCCCGTGGCATTACAGTAAGTCGCAAGGGCAATGAGTTTAAATTTACAGAACTTGGACCTGCAATTCATGTTTATGATAACGTATTTCCAGATTCAATGAAACTAATGAAAGAGTTAGAAGATTCTGGCAAGTTTGAAAGAGAAGATTATTATGACGAGGAAATAGGCAAAAAAGCAAGTACAACATGGATTTATCAAAGCAAAGAAATGACAGAAGCCTTTGAAGAGATAGTAGACTCATATTGCTCAATGTGGGATATTGCCCCCAAAACAAGAGAGTCGTACAGAATAACAAAGTTTGAAGATGGAGAATTTTTTTCCATGCATCCAGACGACTCTTACGGAACACCAAGAACTGTTTCTTTTGTTTACTATCCTAATGACGATTACGAAGGCGGAGAATTAGAGTTTATTCATTTTGGAATTAAATATAAGCCGAAGGCTGGACAGTTTTTATGTTTTCCATCAGCATATCCATATCAACATAAGATACATGCAAAGACTGGTGGAAACACTAGATACACTATAGTGTTCTTTGGATGTGAGATAACTGAAGAGGAAAGAGAAAGACGACACGAATTAACAGACTTTCCTTATGAAGTTAATTTAGAATATTTCTTAAGAGCATAAAACAAAGGGGCCTTTCGGCCCCTCTATTTTTTTTAAAACAGTTTATGCCTTTTTCTTTACTGGCTTCTTAACTGCCTTCATTGCCTCTTCTACAGCCTTTGCTGCAGGAAGACGACCAAACGCTGGATCATTTGGATTCAACGCTCTTAGTGCCACTGGGGCAACGGCTGCTATAAGTGCTGCCCAAAGTTCTTTTGGATCAGTCACGCCAGCAACATATAATGCTGCAACACCAGCAAGGACAGATCGTCCATATGATGCAAGCATTTTCTTATGTTCTTCTTTTAACATATTCATTTTTTCCTCCTAGGAAATGACTCTGGTTATGATGTCATAGCCAAGCCATAACCCTATTATACCAGCAACACCAGCGAATACTGGAGGGGCTGGAACTGGCAACTTAAAGGCTGCAAAAACTATTCCACAACCAAATCCAGTAATTATTGATAGCAATATATCTTTCATTATTTTAACCAGTTCACCATAGAATATCTGGTGCCTTCCGTAACCTCATTTACATTATGATTATATATATAATTTGCAGGGAATAAAAGTAGTTGATTTGCCTTCGGTTTAATTTCTAAATCAAACCTAGGAAAGACCATTTCTCCGCCCGTATATTCATCATTAAAATAATAAACTATAGAAATTTTTCGTGTCATAAATAGACCATCATCTATATGATCAATAAAAAAGTTTCCTGGACCATATTTTAAAATCTCATAATCTTCTTTTTGTGAGCAAGGAACTTTAAAGTCTTGTATATATTTTTCATATACCAACTTAAAATCTCTTTCAAATCTATCAAAAATTTGTTCATGTAACATCTGCTCTCCGCTAGGCATTTTACCAACACCCCATCGCCTAACATTTTTAATATACATTGTATTCATTGCCTTACGATTAAGGTCTTCGTCTATCTTTTTTTGATTATGTGGTACCCAAGAAAGGGATCCGCTAGAAACATACGACTCAATTTCTTCTATATACTTAGCACCGTTTCCAATATTATTTACAACAACTATTCCTGTTGCTAGTTCATTCCAGTCCATAGTTTCTCTTTCTGCTTGGATGATCAAGCGGTGTAGGTATTGTTAATAGTGTACCACATTGTGAACAATTCCCGTCCAAATAGTACAATCCTATCTCATAATCTGTTGGGTCAAACTCTGCCTTTATATTAAAAATTTTGCAGCCACATATTGGACATGCAGTTGTTGGTATTCCTCTAAAATCAACTGTCATCTTCATCCTCTGGAATAAAATTAATTAATTTTTTATAATATTCCACAAATTTTACAGACATATCATAATGAACATCATGTGGCTCTGCAAGCATTCCATACGCATCGAAGTATGCAACATGACGGCTTAAATCATTTTTAAAGTTTTTTAATTGCTCCTGAATATCTTCTATATATTGATATGAAGAATCTCTAGAATCTGATAAAAACTTTATCAAATGATCTTTTTCTATGTCTTGATCTGTTGTTATTTTTTTCTTTATCAGAGAATTATCAATATTTGATTGGGCTAATAGAAACAATAATTCTGTATTATTGTTTTTCAATCTAATATTTTCTAATACAGCGCCTACGATTACAACAACAACCACTATAAATATTAACAAATCAAGCATTAGAAGCCTCATGTGTTGGCCAATAGTATTTGCAAGGCTCTTTACGATCTGGACAGCAAGGAGCGTTATATGGGCTATTTACTGCATATTGATACTCTATATAATATAAAGGATCTTTTTTAAATAGGTTTGCACGATGGGTAGTAATAATACGCATCATTTTAGTTTCATTAGTAAAATATTCAGGAGTTTTATCTCCCCAGTTTTCCCAGCATTGACTGTATAGCGCATTAAGATTGTTTTCATTATTGGTAGTTTTAATTCCACGAGTTTTTGCTTCTGCTATCATAGCCTGAATGTACCGCCAAAGACCACGTTCATGACCTTTCCACATAAGCACTGCAGGATGATTACGCCATCCACCAGTAGGAGACTTACCAGATAGCACATTTAGTATCTGATATCCCTCTAAAATTTGCTTATTAAGTCGTTTGCTGTCTAGCATTGTGGCAGCAGTACTATATCTAGATGATGGTAAAAATGTTTGCATTACTTTCCGCCTTCACGAACTAATAAAACAATTGCCCCATTGTCTTCAAGGGCTTTTTTGACCCTTATCATATATTCTACAGCACGTCTCTTATCTGTGTCAAGCAGGGACATGAAGGCTTTTTCTGGAGCACGAACAGTAATAAAATGCTCATTATCTACTAATTGCAGTTCAAATCCCTTTGGACAAAAATGATCCAAAGATCTAAATGCCTTTTTCATATCCTCTGTATACATTATTTATCTTTATCTAAAGTTAAAAGTTGCCAAATATTTGACCAATCAGAATCTTTTTTGTGTGAGTTATACTCTTTAGATATATTACCGCCTTCTAAATAAATACCGCCCCAGACTCCATATTCTTTACTTGATACGCCCACAGCAAAGCATGTTTTAACTACTGGACATCCAAAACAAAGTTTATCAACTGCTGATCTTAGAGGTTCGTCATCTTCATATTTTTCAAAAAATATATTTGTATCATAATCTATACATGATGCATCATCTTTCCATTTAAGTTTATGCATCTATAAATCCTTGCGGTATTTCCCATCCATTTTTTCCAGGCACAAACCTTCTAGTCATATACCAAATACCATTAATATATTGGCCATACTTAGAAGTTCTACCCTTTTCACTTTTATATTTATTTACAACTGTCCAGCCGTCCCAAGACAAGGACTTGTTGTTATTTACGATTGTTTCCATTTTTTCAATTGATGTGATATTCATATTCCCTCAGTATCTAAATATTCCAACTTCAATGTTTTGAAGTTCGGCATCTTTTACTAACTTTGAAACCTGCTCTTTTTCATTTGATAAAAAAGCAAAATAATTTACTTCATGCATATTCTCGCTAATCCAAGAAGGAGCAACTTTATATAATTTTATTTTTATCCCACGTGATTTCATATTACGTTCAGAAACGTTGACAAACTCCATAGCCATAGAGTTGGTTGCTGCTGGGCCAGCGCTATAAATATAAAAATATTTATCGTTTTCTGGAAGACTAGAAAGAGCAACCCCCATTGCTCTAAGGAAAACATTATAGTCTTTAAAACTACTAGTTCCCTGCACTCCCACTATCATCAAAAGTCCCTTCCCTAAGTTTATCTACAATGAACAGCATCTTATCTAATTGTACCTTATTCATGGTGGCCGTGTCAACTCTTTTTGTCGTATCTTTATTTACACTTCCATCGAGATTAACATCAGCCATATAAAAAGCAGTATCTTTAATCCAATATGCCACATTATTCATAATAATTACTCTTATATTATTTTTTGCTTCGTGTATGCTAGATTGAGTTTTTTTATTAGATTTTATTTTTTTATCTTTAGGCAATAGTGGATAGATTAAAGAGTGTAGGTGACTTTGACTATATCTAATAGGTTTTATTTTTGCTTCTTTCAATATATTATTTTTATTTTGAAGTTTAAAAACAACATATAAAAGAATATATGCCAGTATAAAACCAGTTAAATACTTCATAGTATACACATTATACTACTTTGTTAGTGTAAGGCTTGTCGTGCATCCTCTAAAAATCTTCTTAAATCATAATCTAGTTTTGATAATTCATTTTCGTCATAAGCCTTATCAGTTAGTGAAATTATAGGGTCTGGATCAGTTAAATCCATATTCAAAAACCCTAATTCCCATAAGTGCATGGTTGCAGACATAATAGAATTAATTAATTTATTATGAAGTTCTGGACTTACCTCTTCTAATTTTGAAGTAAAACTATATAAAACTTCTCCACTATCTTTATCTATTGCTGCAGGCTCTAATGCGCCAGATAATATTAATTTTTCTATATCAGTTGGTTCGTTCATTTTTTGCCTTTTCTCTTTGTGCAGCAAGTGCAGCAAAGTCTTTTACCTTAGTATCTCCAAGGTATCCCCAAGCATATCCTTCTTCAATCATTTGATCATTTACAGAAACAGTGTTGCCATCAACATATAGCCAACCAAGAATTCGACCATACTTTTCAGAAGAGTCTGGCTTTTCAGTTTTAATAACAACAATCTTTGCATCTTTTAATTTATATTTAAGGTATTCCTTAGATTCAAGACCTAAAACCTTTTCTGCTTTGTCAGAAGTTCTTGATTCTGGTGTGTCTATTCCAGCAAGCCTAACTCTTTGAGAATAAGATATATTAAATCCAAGATCGATATCAACATCAATTGTGTCGCCATCTACAACTTTGGTTACATTTTTAACTCTATATTCGTACATTAATTTTCACTACCAATTAATTTATTTTCTATAAGTCTGTCTCTTTCATCAACAATCTCTAAGGCAAACTTCATCATTTTATCATAGCCAACAGCGTTGTCCATAATTTTATTATAGTGATGTCCACAAAAAAGTAAGTCATTATTATTTTTACCAATAACCTTTACGTATGCCTGTGCTGCACAACGGTCACAGCGATCTGTTGCGTCAAGTAGCCACACCTGCTCTTCTTTGTGCTCCAACATCTTGAACATAATTATACCTTTCTATTATCAGTTGTATAAAATCCAGGGCCGTTAAAAACAGCCCCTACATTAGAGTATACACGAACCAATTGCTTATTGCAAGTATCACAAGAATATCCTGGATCATTTTCTTGAATACCTCTTACTTTGGTATATCTTACCGCACAAGACATGCAGTCATATTCATATGCTGGCATTATTACTTCTTTTTCTTAGCCTTGACTTGCCACACTGGCAAATTAACATTATCGCCAGACCATTCGTATCCTAATATTTTTACTACGAATTTGATTATCTTAATTCTCATTATTTTACCTCCTTGCCAAACTTGGCCCAAACTCTTTCGTGTAAAAAGTAACCTAATGCTTCCCATAAAATATATGCCAATGCGCCCAAGGTAGCATATTCATACTCTACTTCGCCAGTTATCATGTATGTTACTACTGCGATCACTCCAGCAACTCCAATTAAGTGGAATGTCTCCCAACTTAATGTTTTCAATAGGCTTCTTTTTTTAGATTCCATCACACCTTCTCCTGAGTATAATTTATTTCTTCTTTAACTATTCTATCATATTCATTTTTAAGATCAACTAACTCATAAAATGTTTTATAGTTTTTTTCCATTTCTAACAAAGAAAAATATTTATTTTTACCAAACATAAATAATTTACTTACTTCTAATATCATTTCGTAATCATCTAAGATCCAAATCTTAGACCAGTTTTCTTTTTTAGACCTATCTCCACCCAAAAAGTTCCACCATTTTTCATCATATCCATTTTTATTATCAAATATATACTTGCTATCATTTCCAGTAAAGTGATATAAATATCCAGATTTTGGACTAACTACATTATATCCTTGACAATATATTACAAGGCTTTGCTCTGGCTCCTCATGTGGATATTTATGATATGATGGCCAACTTATTTTCAAAATATCTTCTACTTTTGCAAAAATAAAATTACAAGAAATATAATAGTTTTTAAAATATTTATTATTAAAATCATTTTTATTAATATAATCTTCTGTATTTGAATCTATTAAATTGCCACCTATTCTAAAATTATTTAAACTTCCACCCATGTGCCATTTGGTGTAGGTATTAATTTGTCCCTGAAACTTTGGAGTCGCTTGTCTTGATATTATAGTTTTGTTATTTATTAGTTTTAACTCTTCTATATCATTTTTTAATTTTATATCCCAATTTTCTAAAAACTCTGCATGTGCATCTATCCCCATAAAATATTCTTCATCAGTTATAAGATTTCTAATTGCTTGCCTTATTCCTATAATTCCTGGAACTCCGCTATTAATTTCTTTATCCCTAACAATTTTTATTGTGTTGGAAAATTCTTCAAAACTTGGTTCATTTTCATACTTTAATCCCAAACCAAAAACTAAGTTTTCTGGATTTTTAGCATTTTTTATAGCATCCCTCATTGTGTCCAGTAAATGTTTATCTTCCCATGCTGCTATAGAAATAAATATTTTAGACATTATTTTCTCCTGTTATAATTATAGCATTATAAGAATTTTGCCATTCATAGACGTCTGATAAATCATTGATCAAGGGCTGCCCCTTTATGTTCAAACTTGTATTCAATAATACTGGAATACCAGTTACATCATACCATTCTGAAAGTAAATTGTAAAGTCCTGGATGTTGATCTTTATTTACCGTCTGTACTCTAGAAGTTCCATCCTTATGAACAACTGAAGGTATTAGATCAGGCTTTAAGCATTTAGGGGTATATTGCATATATGGTGATGTATATTTCATATCAAACCATTCATGTGCATGCTCCTCTAATATTACTGGAGCAAATGGCCTAAACATTTCTCTCTTTTTAATTAAATTAACTTTATCTTTAATATTTGGGTCCCTTGGATCAGCAAAAATTGATCTATTTCCTAATGCTCTTGGACCGTATTCTGCTCTGCCCGTTGCTACCGCAGCAATTTTATTTTTTATTAATTCTGCCATAATAGATTTTACTGGATATTCCCCACCTAAATCATGGCCAAGATATGGATGCTTCCATTTTAAATGCCCGTTATAGGCTGCTGCAGCCGCTCCTAGAGACGATCCAGCATCTCCTGGGTTTGGCATAATCCAGACATCATCAAACATCCTCCAGAGCATTGTATTCGCTGCACAGTTAAGGGCGCATCCACCCATGAATACTAGATTTCTTTTGCCTGTTATTTGTTTAGCCATAGCCATAAAATTAACTAGTCTTTCTTCGTATACCCTCTGAACAGCAGCAGCAATATCAAACTGCTCCCTATATCCTATATGTTCTCCCCAATCAATGATCCCTTTATGAAAATTATATTTTTGTGTATTTATATCTGGAAAATATTCTTTTACTTTAAGATAATATCTTGTCCAATCTCCATATGCTGCCATACCCATAAATATATATTCTTCTTCATTTGGCCTTAATCCCACCAACTGTGTGAAGGCCGAATAAAATAATCCAAAACTAAATGGATAATTCTTTGTATAAACTCGTTTTAAATTGTCGCCTTCTCCCACCCAGATGGTGGAGGTATTAAATTCACCTATTGCATCTAGTACTACAACTACGGCATCATTAAAATTACTTGTGTAATAACCAGCAGCAGCATGAGAATGATGATGACTAAATGATTCTCTTGGTATCCACTTTAAATCTTTTCTTTCTAAGAAGTATGGCTTCCCCCCACCAAATCCGCCTCTAGTTTTAATTCGTATTTTTTTAAGAAATCTATTTTCATAGTATGCTATTTTATCTGGCATACCATAACTTAACGCTTCATTTATAAGTTCGTCATTTGTAAACCAGTCATTTTTTTGTTTGCTATATCTTTCAGCATGACCAGCAAACAAAATATTACCATCTTCTATTAATGATACGGATGCATCATGGGTTGTTTCATTAATTCCTAAAATTTTCATTCTTGGCCAGTCGAATTTCTAAATTGATCCCCCGCTACATTGTGATACCAATTTGGTAATGCGTATCTAGGACCTTTAGTTACAGGATATACTTCGTGAACATATAAAAAGTTAGAAGGGAAAAATAATACGCTTCCTGGCTCTGGTTTTATTTTTATATTAGAGTGTCTAAACTCTATTTCTCCTCCTTCGTAATCATCATTTAGATAAAGAAGAACTGATAAAACTCTTGTGCTTACTCCTTGATCTTGATGTGCTGGCAAATGACCAGTTTTGTCATATCTAAGTAAATGCATCGTTTGTTCACGAGACTTTATATTTTTTTTAGCAAAGGGGTATAAAGATGTAGAGTAGTGCTCTAATGTTATGTCTAATGCCCCAAATAATTCTGAAGAAATAAAGTTTTGTTCGTCTTTATATTTATCCCATGGCGCTATATGTTTTACTTGTGGAATAAACTTTTGATAATTAAAAATTTCTTCAGATCCATTATCATTTTTCCAAGGTATCCACGGGCGCACAGATGTTTCGTAGTCCTGTGGCTTTTCTTCATGATATCTTTTATCTAAATTTTCAATACGCTCTATCAACTCTTTTGGATTTTTTAGTATATTTTTATAATAAACAAGACCTAGGTCTAGCACCTCATGCTGTAAGTTATTGTCTGACAAGAGGAAACTCCAATGCTCTATATTTATTTTGACCAGGATGATACTCTGGATCTACATGTGTTGGGTCGCTTGTGTGCATATATAGTGATGTAAACCTATTACCACGAGTTACAGTTGTTATTCCATGTATGTATTCGCTACCAGCGCCTGGGAAAAATACTGCAGAATACTGCTTAGGTTTATAAACAAATTCTTGGTTTGGAAAATATATTAGTCCCCCATCATATTCTGATTCGTGGTTAAGATATATTACAGTGCTCCATTCAATCCAAGGTTCTGGATCTTGAGCATCTATGTGTAGGCCACCCTTTGATCCAGTTGTCCAATGTGAGCCAAAGCCCTTGAACACATAAATATCATTTTTATAACCATTTAAAGACTTGTGCATAGAGTTTGCCTTATGTCCATATTTGATCATTATATCTTGAACTATCTTATTGTAGGGTAAAGAAGTTCCCCCATATCTGGCAGAGTAGTATTCTGGATATGGATTTCTTTCTGAGTTTGGATCAAGTTGCTGATCTATAAGTGTTTTTGCGTCTTCTGGCAAAATAAAATTTTCTATTACCGTTATTCTATGCATAATTCCTCCTATTTTATTATACCATTAATGAATTGCCTTTGTTCTGGCAACAAATTTCCTAGCATCTATTTGATTAAAATTTAATTGATCTGGATCATATGATATATCATTTGTTTGAAATGGCAGATAGCATAAAGACGTAAAATCAAAATTATGATATTTTGAAAAATCTAATAGTGTTCTATTTTTATTTTTTATGTTAATATATTTATTTTGACCAAACTTAAATAGTGCGACTATTTCATTATATTCGTGATTTAAAGAAAATGGGGTATAGGTATTTGTTATTGGTTTATCTTGATTACAATGTAGCATATTTGTTGGAATAGAATATATATCGATTCCTTCCGTAAAAAATTGCAAAGACAAAGATTCTTCTTCTCCATTATATTTTAAATAATCTGGATAATTAATTTTCTTTATGGTTTCTGTTTTGGCAAAAATAAAATCTCTTGATATAAAATTATTCAATTCAAAATTATTAGACTCTTCATATTCTTTTTCAATATAAAAAATATTTTTACTTTTAATTTTTATTTTTTTGTTATCTGATAATACGGCATTTTTATTTTCTAAAAAATTTATAAAATTAATATCCCAGTCTTTATATAGTATAGAGTTTTCTCCCAATAACATAAAGTATTCAGACTCGCTATTATTAATAGCAACTGATTTATGAAAACATGGACCATATAAGGAGTCCCAAAAAACATGAATATAGTTTATATCAAATTCATTCGCTAAAGCCTTTTTTCTATCTATTGGATTTTGATCTATTAATAAAACATTAATTTTTGAAACATCATTGGCATTTGAAAAAAGAGATGTAAGCACATCCTTAATCTGTTTACCTTTATAGGTATAAATGCATACAGTTATTTGTTTAGTCATCATGCCTGATCTCTTTATCAAAAACATTTTTTAATCCAAAAATCTTTCTGCGCCAAGCCGTTTGTTTATAATATCCGTACAGTCTAGAACGTCTATTTTCTGCCCTTAACTCGTGCTCGTCTAATGACTCTTCTGTTTCAACTTCCTCAAGTTCCCAATTTTCTCTTTTAAATGGAAATATTTGAAATATTGGAGTTCCTTTTTTAATTGTTCCGATAAAATTTCTTTTTAAGAAAAATGCTGTAAAAACTGGCAGCCCCCATATATCCGACTCTACAATACCAGACATTGTATAAAACGGAAGATCATATCTATTCATGGGGTGTGTTATTAAAACAGAGTATCCTGGCGGAGTTTCATAATACCAATTCATACGCCAACCATAATGTATTGGATGACAATTATCTGGAACTGGAATATCTATGATTGGCCTTTTGTCTACCATCATAACATCTCCGCCCCAAGTCATTGTAGGCTTACCATTTTTATCTAAACTAACATGAACATCATCTTCTAGCACATAATGATATCCTCCAGTTAAAGCATCAAAAAATGGCATACACATTTTAGTAGAGACAAGAGCGCCATCTACGCCTATATTGTTTTTTACACCTAAAGTAATATCATCATTTGACTTATCAAATTTAGCAAGAGACTTATACCACTCTGGAACATTTTTAATTGCTGGAACTGGAAGCGTTAACCTACCAGAATGTCCCGTAAACCCTGGTGTAAATTTAATTAAATTAGTTAATTCCATGTTTTTTTAGATCTAAACTTATGCTTGTAACTATTTATAAAGGTGCTTCTAAGCCAAGTTCTTTGCTTAGTAAGTTCTTTATCGGCAATATCAGGAGAAACTAATTCCATTTGCCAGTCGTCTCTTTTAAAAGGTATGGCCTGTATTAGTGGGGTTCCTTGTTTTATTACACCCTTAAAATTTTTCTCTATAAGCAAAGATATGTGGCCATCTGTTATAAATGTATCAGTGTCTACCAGACCGCCAAATGTCCAAAATGGAACTAAGTCATTATGAATTGGGTTCATATAAAGACAACTATATCCAGGCTCTGTCTTAACAAACCAAAATGGCATTATTCTAAATAAATCTTTATGATATCTATCAAGATCAATTGGGTAGTGAGAATATTGTTCTCTTGAATGACTTGAAACCATATCTATCCCGAAATGTTTTACGCCCATTGGAACAGACCAAGATAATTTTTCAGGATTTGTTGCATCTATATAAATATCCATAGGAACTGGAATAATATATCCCGCAGTCATAAAGTCAAATATTGGCATACATCTTTTTATGGTAGATGTGCTTGCGCCCTTAAGCATCGACTGTTCTTCTTTTTCTGCAACAGTTCCTGGTTGTTTTTTATACCAATCTGGTATATTTTTTGATGCTGGATACGGCGCTGGTGCAAAATCTGTTGTTTTTGCATTAAATGGATAAAACATTATTTTGTTCATAAAACTCCCTTATTCTCTTTAACATTATATCATTGCATTCAAAAACAATGTCAAACATTGGGGTTTGTCTTGGTATCTTTCCAAACCCTGGCCTATCCATATGGTCCCCTTCTTTTTTAAAATGAAACCTTATAAAGTCTGGCTCTATATAACGATCTTTTTCAGTTATCTCTTTGTGAATAGAAATATTATTATATACAAAAAATGCAGTCTCCTCTTCTGGTTTTTCATAAAATATTTTCACATCGGCATCAATATACCAGGGGGTGTAAAAAATATATGTCCCAGGAAAACAATCTTTTGGCTCTTTTATTTGACCTGCAGTATTGTAGTACTGCCTCATCCATGGCCTATCTAAATTATAGAATGATCCATCCTCATTAATCAATAAGAAAAATTCTGCATGATTACCCTGCCTTAGTCTTACAATATTATTTTCTATAGATATTAGTTTAGGAGGTGGACAGAGTTTTTCTACATATCTATTTATAGGCTTTATGATTGAATTTTTATATTTCTGAATATATTTAAACTCAACCCACTTTTTGGGCAATCTTGATTTTAAACTTATGTCAGAAAAGACTGGATCATTAGTTTTATTCCAAATGTCAAAATCATAATCCATATTATGTAAAATTTGTGGTTCTTCCATATTTTAATTATACTCCTTTGAGCCTCCTGTAGGATTTGAACCTACGACAACCCGCTTACAAGGCGGGTACTCTACCCCTGAGTTAAGGAGGCAACCTATGAATTACTTGATATCAAATCTATCAAGCATCATAACTTTATTCCATGTATCTGCAAAGTCTAGCAAAAACTTTTCTCTAGCATCATCTGCTGCATAGACTTCTGCAATTGCACGAAGTTCAGAATTAGATGCTAAGATTAAGTCTACGGAAGGAATTCCTTTAGCCTCATCTGCATTGATATAAGAAAGTAATTCTACCAAATAACTATTATTTAGTTTGTTAG